CAAACTCATTAACGCCACGACGAGCGACTCTCTCCGAAGAGAGGCCATACGCGAACCTAACGCCAAAACCAATAGTCTTTCGTAACACTATTGGGAGGCCTCGGTGCGTGCGCGCTCGCCGGGCTATCGCCCGCCACTTCCGCCATTGAGTTTCCCCACCTGAACCTTGGACACGCGACTGATACTCGGAGAGCGAGCTGGCCTGAGATTTAAAATCACCAGACCAGGCGCCTGCGACTAAGAGGTCATAAAACCTCTCAGAAGCAAGGCGTTGACGCCTCCGGGTCCGAATCGATCGGCCCAACGGAACAAGTTCCCAACCACACGGGACGTCTGCCCACTTCAGACGACAAGGATCAAGAGGGAGGGGGCGCTCGGAGGGTAACTCCAAGTACCACACTTCCCGTTTCCACAATCCCGATCGCTTTAGGGCATCGGACGACACTGAACACCCCAGTCCACGGGTGACACTCCTTCCAGACGCGGTTATGCTTCTCCGCCTAGAAGCCAAAAAGAAGGATTGAGCAACGGCAAGTGCTTCGCCCTTGAAACCCCGACAAAAACTCCTTAACATGCCACGAATGGCAGAAAAGGAGTCAACCGGTCTCAAAAGACCGGCCGTGCGGAGAACAGGAACGAGGCGTGGAACAGTCTGAGTTGACCGAAAGAAGGTAGAGTTAAGAGAGAAAAACCTGGGCGAAACCATGGTTTTTCCCAAACTCAAGACCAACCCTGTCTTTCCGACGAAGTCCGACCACCGATCAAAACCTTCTCTCGTCGTTCGGAAAACTATATCGTCCCCGTTGATCTTAACTGGTATACGACCAGGAAAGACCCAACGGAAGGCGAGATAGTTCTGGAGGCACAGCAAAGGGAAACTCAAAAAGTTTCCCATAAGCTGACCTCTGGTCTGCTCGACCGGGTCGTCCAAATCTTCGTAATGAATCCTGTTACGCAGAGAGGCCATAGCGGCCTTCTGTAAAAACTCTGGCAAACAGGAAGAAGATAGGATAGACTCGAGCAGCACTTCCGCAACCTCGAGAGAAAGGTTATCGGTGGCGGCCTCATAGTCGCCAGAAACAAAGACTGTTCCCTTGACGGAACAAAAATCCTTAAAGGAACTAGGTTTGGCTTCACCACGAAGAAGCCAGGGAAACCGCGACAGATGATCATAAATCATCCGGTGAAGAGGTGCCAACGGCATCTTATCTTTCGAAGCAACAGTGACACCACGCGACTTACCGTTTTCATTAACGTTAAAATACGCCACATCAGGCGCAACGAAAAACGGGAGGTCACCGGTGCACTGCTGGAAGAACTCAGAACGGCTAGGGAGGGTTCCACGAACGCCTCCACGAGCCTTAGAGTTCTCAAGACAAGATGAGATTGACG